CATAGAATTTTTGGGCATCATCACGCAGAGGGAGATTGCACAAGTGTTGGCCCACAGCACGTTTATGCTGTATCCTGCTGCCTTCCCAGAAACTTTTGGCATCAGCAGTGTTGAAAGTATCAACTACAACACACCATTGATCACTTGCAGATTTGGGGCACTGGAAGAAACTGCACTAGACATGGCCTGCTACAAAATTGACTACGCCATTGAACCCAATAGCCTCTTCCCGGATATTCCCACAGACAGTCAAGTGGATCGTTTTGTGGATATGGTCATCAGCGCACACAACAACAGATATCTATTGCAACAGAAACAACACTATTGCAGCATTGTGCGAGATCTTGTGGGATGGGATCATGTGGCACTTCAATGGAAGCAGCATTTTTACCGTTTGAAAGATCAACCACTGGCTGCGGAAGATTTTGAGAGAGTGTCAACTGTACAGCAGAGATTGGCTACCACATTTGGCAGACGCACCCAAAATCCCGAAGATCAGCAGATCTATCACAAGCCGGAGCAAAAGATTGTAGTCGTAAGCCCTTTTTATAATGCAGCTGATTATATCAGCAGATGTATCATCAGCGTGGCTACTCAAAGCTACAGCAACTATCTACATGTGTTGATTGATGATGCCAGCACAGACAACAGCAGAGAATTGGCTCAACAGGCCATCGCCAGTTGTCCTAGCTCAATTCGTGACAGATTCCATCTTATCTGCAACAGCAACAATCGCGGAGCAGTCTACAATCACCATCAAGCCCTAGAATGGTGCAAAACTCAAGGCGTAGAAGAAGATGCTATCATCATGCTGCTGGATGGCGATGATTGGTTGGTGAGTAAAAACGATGTGTTCAGCCGTTTCAACCTACATTTCGACCAGGATACCGAATTCAGCTATGGTAGTTGCTGGAGTCTAGCTGACAGCATACCATTGATTGCACAAGAGTATCCTCCTCATATAAAAGAAACACGCGGCTATCGAAACTATCAATTCAACTGGATTGTACCTTATACTCATATGAGAGCATTTCGATTCAAGTTGTTCAATCAAGTAAACACAGCTCTATGGCGCGATTCACATGGAGAATGGTTTGGCGCCGGCGGTGATACAGCAGTGTTCTACAGTCTGCTTGAAACTGCTGATCCACACAAGGTCAAAGTGTTGCAAGACATAGTAGTCAACTACAACGACCTCAATCCCATCAATGACTACAAGATAAGGAATCAACAGCAATTGGCTGCTGCTCATGAAGTGCTGAATCAAAAGAAATCTACACCATTGACCCCTCACCGCACCACATCAGCACCGGAACAAGTTTCTGCTGCACCATTGGCTGCTCCAGCCGTTGAACGAACCAAACAAATCTTGATCGGTGTTCCTACAGCCAAATACATCGAAGTAGAAACATTCAAGAGCATCTATGATTTAAAGCTGCCCAAAAGTTGTGAACTGAGCTTTCAATATTTTTGGGGCTACAATGTTGAACAGGTACGCAATATTATGGTAGCCTACACACTGCGCAACAATTTTGACTATCTATTCAGCGTTGACAGCGACATCATTCTCACAGAAGATTGTTTGATAAGGCTACTGGACTGCCAAGATAGCAAACGAGCCATCAGCAGTGGCGTTTATATACAACGCAAAGAAGGTGAGAGAATACCCGAAATATATGTAGACAACCCACATACAGGCGGACAAACCAACATACACATTGACCAAGTGCAGGGAGACGCTCGAATAGATGTGGCTGCTGTGGGCTTTGGTTGCTGCTTGGTGAGAAAGGAAGTATTTGAGCGCGTGGGTAATCCATGGTTTGAATATCGCAGCAATATAGATTTTAGCAAGGTAGTCAGCGAGGATGTTGATTTTTGTGTGAAGGCAGCTCAACATGGATATAAGATTGTAGCCGATACTGGAATCAAGCTGCGTCACATTAGCAAACAATACCTGGAAGTGTCACTTCCTAAATAGTGCAACACTAGAGGAACAGTGATGACCAACTTGTATGCATTTGGGCAGGATCCACTCAGCTTCTACAGTCAAGGTCTTGGCAGTGTCTCAGCCGATGGAGCTACCTGGACCAAGCTGAGTAAACCAATGCCAGCAAGAAACAATTTGGCCAGTGCAGCTACCGATGGCACCAATTGGGTAGCTGTGGGCCCAGGAGTTGCTGCCAGCACCTTTGATCCCACCGGCACCTGGAACAGCTACAGCTTATGGAATGGCTGGACCACACTCACCAAAATCATACACAATGGCATCCAGTTCTACAGTGTGGGATTTGAAAAGAACTGGAGCGATCTAGCCGAACGGGCGGTGGTGTTCACCACAGTAGCCGGCGGTGATGCCAGTGTGTGGGCTCAACAATATGAACACCCTTCGATCAACAGTGGCTTTGTGGACGTCTTGAGCTTGGGCGGCAGCAATCTTTTGGCTGTGGGATGGGAAGAAGACCTAGCACAGTCATTAGCGGCTGTGAGCACCGATGGCACAGAATGGGAGCCAATTGCGCTGGGCTCAGCTATCCCAGGAGCTGTATTCTCTGCAACCTATCACGCTGCCAGCAACAGAGTTTGGGTGGCAGGTCAAGGATGGATAGCCACTGCATTGTGGACGCCATTGTCACCGGAGTGGACAGTGAGTCGAGATTTGTTCAGCAATCAACGCCCAAGAGCCATCACAGTGTTGGCCAACAACGGCGCCAGCAATGTGATTGCTGCTGGTGCCAGCACAGTTTGGTATAGCCGCAATGGCACAGACTGGTATAGCCTTGATGCACCTGGCTACACCTTCACCAGTGCTGCATTCTACCAAAACAGATGGTATTTGGGTTGTGTTAGCACCTTGAATCGATGGACTGGATTCACACTTGACCCAGCACTAAACGAGCCTTCACTAGAAGGTTATCACAGCGGTGTGCAAGCCACCAGCCTTTTAGTTGTTTGACACACAGCAGGTGACCTCACACACTTTTGTTCTAAGTAGTGAAGCAAGGAGCAAACACTAGTGACTACACCAACTGCCAACTTTGGCCCCGCTGATCGCGCCCGCATTCAAAATCTTATCAACAGTGGCATCGACACCATGCGCGAGATTGCCACTCTCCGTGAAGGTCTCAAGGACACTGTAGCAGCAGTGGCAGAAGAGCTGGATATGGAGAAGAAGGTTCTCAACAAAGCCATTCGACTGGCCTACAAGAAGAGTCAGCAGAATCAAAACGTTATTGAAGACGCACAGGAAGAGCTAGACGCAGTGGAGCAACTGCTGGCCGCTGCCGGAGTGTAATGAGGCTGGGTCTGTGGCAAGCCTTGAGAGCAGACTGGCAGCAGAGCCCATTTTTGGTTGTGGCCGAAACCTTGGGAACAGCAGCAAGTGTTCTTGCTGCTGTTCTCTTGAGTTTCAAACTCACCGGATTGATACCTGTGTATATTTGTTGGACAGTGGGCAGCAGCTTGTTGACCATCAGCAGCTGGCAGCGCAAAAATACTAATCTACTGCTGTTGATGATCTTCTACACAGTGATGAACACCATTGGACTTTGGAATTATCTATGACCTATGTGGACGCTTTTTGGAACAGAGAACGCAACGCCATTGACGTTGTTGAGAGAGTGCGGGGTCGACGACTGTTCAACAGCTATCCTGCAAGATTTGTGGTAGGTTATCCCAGCGAGCGAGGACGCCACACCAGTATTTTTGGCGCACGACTGGAAACTTTTGAAACCAACAAACACGAAGAATTTCAACGTGAGTTGCGGATGATTCCTCGCGATCAACAGTTTGAAAGCGACATCAATCCCATCTTTCGTTGTTTCTATGACAACTACAAAAATGCACCGTTGCCAGATCTGCACATTGCATACTTTGACATCGAAACTGATTTCGATCCAGAAAAGGGATTCAGCAACACAGAAGAAGCCTTCAATCCGCTCACTGCTGTGAGCGTCTATTGCGGATGGATGGATACCAACTTTACTCTAGTGTTGAAGCCACGCAGTCTCACACATCAACAGGCACAAGAAATTTGCGATCGTTTTGACAACACAGTGTTGTGTGAAAACGAACGAGAACTGCTGGATGTGTTTCTCACATTGATTGAAGATGCAGACATTCTCACCGGATGGAACAGTGAGGGCTATGACATTCCTTATCTGCACAATCGTATTGTGCAAGTGTTGGGCAAAGAACACACACGCAGGCTCTGTTTGTGGAATAGGTTTCCGCGCAAGAGAGAATACGAAAGCTATGGACGTCCCACTTTTACCTATGATTTGATTGGGCGTGTGCATCTTGACTATCTGCAACTGTATAGGAAACACACCTATCACGAAATGCACAGCTATCGACTGGACTTTGTGGGTGAGTATGAAGTTGGTGAGAAAAAAGTAGCCTATGAAGGCAGCTTAGACAAACTCTACAACGAAGACTTTGAGAAGTTTGTGGCCTACAACAGACAGGACGTGATGCTGCTGGTCAAAATTGACCGCAAACTGAAGTTCATTGAACTGAGCAATGCACTGGCTCACGAAAATGGTGTGTTGTTGAACACAACCATGGGCTCAGTGCTGCTGATTGACAATGCCATCACCAACGAAGCGCATGATCTGGGCATGTTGATTCCTGCAAGGCAGCGCAGTGCTCCTGAACCTACATCAAGTGACCTCGAAGGGGATGGCGAACCACAGGGCATTGTGGGTGCCTATGTGGCAGATCCAGTGCGTGGCATCCATCAATGGATTGGCGGCGTAGACATCAACAGTCTGTATCCCAGTGCCATTCGCAGTCTCAACATGAGCAAAGAAACTGTGGTTGGGCAAATTCGTCCCATTCAAACAGACAGATTGATCTCACGCAGAATCAAAGAAGAGAAAAAGAGCTTTGCTGATGCATGGAACGAGCAGTTTGGCACACTGGAATACAACCAGCTGATCAACAGAGAAATGGTGATGCTCACTGTTGACTTTGAAGATGGCAGCACAGTGGAGCTCACTGCTGACGAACTCTATCAATGGATTTTTGAAAACCCAAATCGACAGTTGATTGTGAGTGCCAACGGAACCATTTTTGATGCCAGCAAAGCCGGCGTAGTTCCAGGTCTGCTGGCAAGATGGTATAGCGAGAGAAAACAACTGCAAGCCGAAGCCAAAAAGTATGCCAAGCTTGCTGATGAGGAAACAGATCTAGATAAGAAAGAAGAGCTGCGCAAACAGGCAGAGTTCTATGATAGACGTCAGCTGATCAAGAAAATTTTGCTCAACAGTCTCTATGGCGCTATCGGCAACGGTGCCAGTGCATGGTTTGACGCAAGAATTGCGCAAAGCACCACACTGGCTGGTCGCTGCATTGTGCGTCACATGGGTGCCAAGATCAATGAGATCATTGCTGGTGACTACAACTACAAGGGTGCAGCCATCATTTATGGTGACACAGATTCTGTCTATTTCAGTGCACATCCTGTGATGAGCAAACTGGAGGAGTTCAAGGACTTCAGCTGGAGCAAGGAAGATGTGGTGTCACTGTATGATCAAATTGCTGATCTTACCAATCAGAGCTTTCCTGATTTTATGCGAGCAAGTTTCAATGTGCCACAAGATCGCAGTGTGATCAAGGCAGGACGAGAATTGGTGGCCACACGTGGATTGTTTATTACTAAAAAGCGTTATGCAGTGCTGATCTATGACAAGGAAGGCAAGCGCAAGGATGTTGACGGCCGACCAGGTGAAATCAAGGCCATGGGTCTTGATCTCAAAAGAAGCGACACACCCAAACCAGTGCAAGACTTTCTCAACACTGTGTTGATTGCAGTGCTAAATGATGCGCACAAGGACCAAGTGTTTGACATGATACGTGATTTCCGCAAAGAGTTTGCCAGCTGGCCCAGTTGGGCCAAAGGCAGCCCCAAGCGAGTAAACAATCTCACACACTACGGAGCAGTGAAGCGGAGTCAAGAAAGTGCAGGAGATGTTTTTGGCGGTAAAAACAACGGCGCCAAAAAGACCATTCCCGGCCATGTGGTGGCGGCCATCAACTGGAACAATCTGCGTCACATACACAGTGACACAGGCAGCATGAAAATCGAAGATGGTGCCAAAATTATTGTGTGCAAACTGCGCAGCAATCCACTGGGACTGACCAGTGTGGGCTATCCAGTTGATCAGCTGATCTTGCCCGATTGGTTCAAAACACTGCCATTTGATGACGAGTTGATGAGCGAAACATTGATCACTAAGAAGGTAGAAAATCTGCTAGGAGTGCTGGGATGGGATCTCAACGAAGCCAGAAATAACGAAAGCTTTGACCAACTGTTCAGCTTCTAAGGTTATTGTTGAGGATAAGTAATTGATGCAGTTTTGCAAAATTACCAAACCGAAGGAAAACAAATGACATTCTTGTGTAGACTAGTTGATAAAATAAAGGGCATTTTTGCTCCAAAAACCGCCGCAGTTGCTGAACCAGCTTCAGCAACTGTTGTTTCTCCAGAACCCATACAGCCAATAGTGATAACATCAGCTGGAAATCCAGTTCCGCCAGCTGCTGCCAAACATGAGCCGGTGGTTGAAGCTGCTCCTGCTGCTCCGGTTGAGGCACCTCCGTTGGCTCAGCCTGCTCCTGTAGTAGAAATCAAAACAGAGCCAAAAACCGAAGCTAAACCCAAGAAGCCACGTGCGAAAAAAGAAGCTGCCAAAGAGAAGCCTGCACGGGAAGAGAAGCCCAAAAAAGAAAAGAAGCCAGGCAAAAGAGCTCTTCCCAAAGCCAAATAAATGATACCAAAACTCTATTGACACAGACTATCCTTGTGCTATGTTGCTGCATTGGCACAAGGAGACACCTGTGAGTTCTGTCAAAAAGTTTGAAAACCGCCGTCTCTGCATTGTGAGTGCTGGCACTGGCCAGTTTGTGAACATCCATGGCGATGCTGTCACTGCTGTTGTTGAAGACAAGCCCCGTCCAGCACGAAACCGTATGTGGATTGAATTTAGAGGCAGTGCACCTCCCAAAGAATATGATGCTTCAAAGCTCAGCCCATTTCAACGGGATGAAATTTTGGCTTTGGTCACCCTGCATTTGGAGCACGAGGTGGCTGAGATGGAGCGTTTGATCCAGGAAACGCTCGATCTGCAAGATTGGTTGCACCGGGCCATTGGGCGGATTGATGCTGGGTTCAGCCCTTTGAATGATGATGTAAATGGCTGGCATTACCCAGATTGGCTGGACAATAGGAGTGACCCCAACTGTCCTCTATACGATCAACAGAGTTGGCCACCAATTGTTTTGGAATCTCGCAGCAGTGATTTGCAGAACACTCAGAGGAAATGGCGAGCCGAGCGTTTGAAAGAGTTTTTCTCACACCGGTTGCCTTGTGTGGCACACCGTCTACGCGATTACAAGAAAACACTGCGTATGTGGAAAACTCGAGCGCAGGACCGGTATTTTTGGGCTGAGGTGCATACCGAAACGGTGAAGACAGTCACCATTACTCCTGTTTAGGATTGAGAGCATGCGAGAAGATGATCTAGGCGATAGGATGAAGGGTTTCGAGGCTCATGAAACAGCCCGACGATTCCTTCCTGGTTTGCCCATTTACGCCCGAATTGATGGGCGAGGTTTCAGCAAATTCACAAGGGACATGGAACGGCCATTTGATCCCTGCATGAGCCGTTCCATGATCGAAACAACCAAAACACTGGTGAAGGAAACTCATGCCACCGTGGGATTTGTTCAAAGTGATGAGATCTCTCTAGTATGGATCCCTGGCCCCAATGGGGTCAGCTGGTTTGATGGCAAGATCATGAAGATGGCCAGCGTGTTGGCCGGTTTGGCCACTGCCAGCTTTGTTGAAAACGTAATTCAGTATTTTCCCAATTGGATGCAATTGGTTCTCCGTCTCCCTCACTTCGACTGCCGTGTGCTCAGCCTGCCCAGCGAAACCGAAGCAGCCAACATGATACTGTGGAGAAATCTGGATGCCGCCAAAAACAGCATCAGCATGGCTGCCAGTCACTACTACAGCCACAAAGAGCTACAAAACAAAAGTGGTCGTGACAAACACGAAATGCTCTATGCCAAGGGTGTGAACTGGAACAATTACCCAGCCTTCTTCAAACGAGGCACATTTGTTCGTAGAACAAACGTAGAACGCACATTGAGCTCGCTTGAGTTGAGTGCGATCCCAGAAAAACATCGTCCGCCGCCAGATGCACTTGTAATGAGAACTGAGATACAAGAATTTGACCTACCGCCGCTAGCTCGTATAATCAATCGAGAGGAAGTGCTGTTCTGCGGAGCAGAACCAAAAACAATGGAACAAAATCGAGATGACAGCCAAAAACACCAAGACTTATAGTCCGCAAGATCTTAAAGTGTTGTTTGAAGCTCTCAACAGTGCACCCAGCTATCTCAGCAAAAGGTATATTTTGCGACACATGCTGGGCTGGAGTGAAGAAGATCTTAAAACCAACATGGCATTGATTGACGAGGAACAAAATTTGAAACGCATGGGCAAAACAGGAGGCTACTAAACACATGACCACAACAACTATTGCAGTAAAAGACATGGTGCAAGACCTTGTGCGCAACGCAGTGAGCACAGGGTTTTTTGACAAGATCAAAATCACAGCCGGCAGCAAGCAAGTTGCTGTAGAAGCTCTTGAGAACAACAAGCAGGTGATTCTCAAGGCCACAACTAACATACCAGTGGACAGTTGGGAAGGCGAGTTTGGTCTAGCCAATCTCAGCTTGCTCAACAGCATCGTAAACGACAGCGAATACAGTCACAAAGACAGTGTGCTGGAGATGCAGTTTCAAGCCAAGGGCGGTGTTGATGTGCCCACAGAACTGCACTACACCAACAAAAGCAAGAGCTTTGTGGCCTATCGCTTTTTGGCCAAAGAGTTGGTGCCAGATCAACCCAAATACAACGAGCCAGCTTGGGATGTCACTGTGAAGCCCACCAAGAGTGCCATTCAGCAGTTTGCATGGGCAGCCAGCAGCCTCAGTGGTTATGAGCAATACTTTATTCCCAAAACAGTTGATGGCAACCTCAAGTTCTTTATTGGTGAGGAAAACGGTGCCAATCAGCGCGGTGGTGTGGTGTTTGCCAGCGGTGTCACAGGCGACTTTGAGAGCAGCCACAAGTGGCCAATCTCACTGGTTGCACAGATTCTCAAGCTAGCAGATGGTGCTGATGCTGAGATGAAATTCTCTGTAAAGGGCGCCATCCAGATTGGCATCAACACAGGGCTTGTTGAATACAAGTTTGTATTCCCAGCCAAGATGCGCTAAATAATTTATAACAACAAAACAGGCACTGTTTTATGCAAGCAGTGCCTGTTTCAAGGAAACACCTCTATGCCTATCGAGCATGAGCGTAAATTGCTACTGTGGATGAACAAACCAGTTGACGTTCTCCGTAGTTTGAAAGCTTTGCCACAAGTGACTACCTTTGATATCACACAAGGTTATATCAGTAAAAGCGCTCGCATCAGGTATTTGGTAGAACACCAAAGCCAAAACGAGCAACATGTGTTTACCTACAAGGTGAAGGTAGCTGGTGCCACTGTTGAAATTGAACAAGAAATCTCAATCCATGACTATCACAAGTTATTCTTGATAGCCAAACCAATAATTTATAAAACAAGATGCAAATTTAAAGACGGTAACAATCAATGGGATATTGATTTTTTCAAAACTACAAAAAGTGGAGAAATCTATCTGGTTATGGCAGAAGTAGAAATGCCTGAATTTGAAATGGAATTACCCGAACCCCATGAGTTGATTGCGCCTTATGTTTTGAAATGGATTGAGAAGGATGACAAGAGATTTCAAAATCGCAATCTCGGTAACAATAAAAAAATTGCCAAACTGCTGAAAGATATAGGATGTTCGACCCCAAATACAGAAGTATCTTTATAAGCGACATACATCTGGGCAGCCGAGCATGTCAAGCTGACTTGCTTGCCCAATTTTTGAAAACCAACACCTGCGAGAATCTATATCTTGTAGGTGATATTTTTGACTTGTGGAAGTTGAAGTCCAGTCGCTATTGGCCACAAAGTCACAGCAATGTGGTAAGAAGGTTTCTCACCGCAGCCAAACGAGGCAGCCAAATATACTATGTTTTGGGAAATCACGACGAGTATTTGCGAACCTGGATATCGGATATCAATGCATTCGGCAATATCTCTATTGCCAACAGTTTTGATCACTACACAGTAAGTGGACAACGTCTACTGGTCACACATGGTGATCTTTTTGATGGTTTGATCCGCTATCACAAATGGCTGAGCGTTCTTGGTGATCATGCACACAGTTTTGTTTTGTGGCTGAATACTGGTCTAAACTTTTGCAGGCGCCAAATTGGCAAGGATTACTGGAGTTTCAGTAATTTTTTGAAAACAAATACAAAACAGGCAGTTGCCTTCATAACTCGCTATCAATATCATCTTACTCAGTATGCTCGAGACGAGGCCTATCATGGAGTCATATGCGGGCACATACATTCAGCTTCAATTCAAGTAAGCGAAGACGGTTTTGTCTATTGCAACACAGGCGACTGGTGCGAAACTGTAAGTGCGATAGCAGAAGATTTTGAGGGAAAATTTCACCTGCTGGTGTGGGACACCAACAGCAATCAAATGCAGATAAAACAAACGTGGGAACCTCTATGAGACTAGTCATAGTCGACGATAATACATTTGATCAAACCAATGGGGTAGTAACAACCATGAATGCTGTCAAACAACAGTTGTTTGACAGAGGTATTCATTCTTTGTATCATATCACTCCTCAACAATTTTGTACTATACCTGCTCTGATCTATCCCGGCGCTAAATTGGCTATCGACAGTTGGAGGCTACCAACAATGGTAGAAAATCTACTGCCAACACATCTGCATATCTGTACTGAGGGTGTATTGGGAATCGCAGCCCGGACGGCCTTTGATAAGAGGGGATGGAGATATACAACAAGTGCCCATACACGCTGGGATTTGTATCTCAATAAAATGCTAGGTTGTTCTACCAAATGGGGTAACCAATATATGAAATGGTTTCATCAAAAAAGCTCAACAATATTGGTCAATTCAGCAAGCATGAAGAATGAGCTTGAAGCCAATGGATGGAAAAATCTAAAAATATGGACACGTGGAGTTGATCGCACCATATTTGATTTCAAAGATAGACATGTGTCACACAAGCCTGTTCTGCTCAGTGTGGGTAGAATCAGTGCTGAGAAAAATTTAGATGTGTTTTGTAGGCTGGACTACAACAAATATCAGCTGGTTTGTGTAGGAGACGGTCCCGATTTGCCTCGATTGAAGAGGCTGTATCCGTGGGTTACTTTTCTCGGACAATTGAAAGGTCTGCAATTAGCTGCTCAATATCAGGAAGCTGATGTTTTTGTTTTTCCTAGTGTCACAGACACATTTGGTTTAGTAATGATTGAAAGTATGAGCACGGGAACACCTGTGGCCGCTTTTCCAGCTCAAGGGCCAGTTGATGTGATAGAGCAAGGGGTAACAGGATGGATAGACCCCGATCTCGAAACAGCTATAGCACAGTGCTTATCTCTACCTCGACAAAAGGTCTACGAAGGCAGCAAAAAATGGAGTTGGGAATCTACAGCTGATATTTTTCTTGAAACTCTTGTGCCTATTAACTAAAGTGGTGAACATCAGCATGAGAAAAACTGCCACAAACCATTCACCAACACTTAGATGCGCTTCGTGCCATTCTCAACTACAACCGTACGAAACATGGGCTGCCAACAATGACGGCTTTGTGTTTTTGGTCAACATTGACATGTGGCCCACCTACTATAGAGATGTAGGTGGCCATCGTCATGAGTTTTGCAATCCCACTTGCGTGCTCTCTTGGGCAGAAAAAAACAAATTGGCA